ATGTCATAGTGATTGCGTGGATCAGCAATAAATTGATCTATACCGTCGTTCTCAAGCCATTGTGTGGCCCAGCAACATAGATCATTCAATCGCTGGTTGGTTGATATATTATCAAACCTGGCAACAGGGTTCCAAAACAAACAATGGCGACCCTGATGTAGGCTAGCTTTTATGGGATCAATAGGTCCAGGCCAATAAACTTCGATCAAGGGATTATTCCAATACATAGATCTACTTAGTAAATACTACCATGACCTATGATCAATTGATGACGCATACTTTCAACTCACTGGGTGTAGACTCAGTCATAATACACAATTGTTTTGATCCACCTTATGATCATGAACAGGGTTGGCCGTTAAAGTTGCCGGATGTGACATTTGGACCAAAAACTCTGTTGGTATTGCATTTTCAGGATTTTGTTTCTGTGGGTCAGCCGGTCAAAGAACTTGTGAAGGTTGAAGAAAAATACAAACACCACTGCAACCAAGTTGTGGTCACCTATTGGAGCCATGGTCTGGAGCAATGCTATCAAGGCAACATCAACTTGATTGAGTTGAGCAACCACAATTTGTACACCTGTGAGTCTATTGCACAGCGACAGTCACAGTGGTTGTATCATTTTGAGCAGCCTAGATCACAGGCTTGGCAATGTTTGAATGGCAGAAAATGCGATCACAGAAGGCGAGTGGCAGATGTGTTGAAACACTGGCCCAATGGTATCCTGAGCTATGGAGATGAAATACTGCTGGAGAACTGGGACTACTCCAGTTACCGAGGCACCGAAAACGATGAAAATTTTGTACGCCTGGCACCGCTGTATGCTCGGTGTGCGGTGAATATTGTTACTGAAACACAGTACGATGACAGGCCAGGTATAGTGACTGAAAAAACTCTGCAGGCCATGATTGCGGGACAAATTCCTGTGGTGATCGGGCATCCAGGCATAGTGCAGGACTGTCGCGAACTGGGATTTGACATGTTTGAAGATCTAGTGGACACCAGCTATGACTGGCAGCCCAACAGTCAACGAGCCGAAGCTGCCTTGGAACTCAATCGGGACTTGATTCAGGGTCGAGTTGATCTTGAGCCCTATCAGAAAAGATTGTATTGTCAACAAGAATTTGTGCTTGATACATATCCTCAATGGATACGATCAAATTTTGTAAACAAGGCACGATCATGTGCGCTCAAGGTACTGTAAAAATTTATCCCAGTCACCATACATGGCACACATGATGGCCTGAGTGCTGCCAAAAATAATCAGCTTTTGATTTTTACCCAGTCTAATATAGTAAGGACAATCAAGTTTTTGATTCAATGTTATCAAATCATTGGGCCAAGGACGAGGCCACGCAGGAATGTCAAACACATGCTGGTCAATGTTTAGGAATTCAAAAGCATTCAGGCCCGAAAGATTCAGTCTCAGTCCACTGTCATCTCGTATGTCTTGCCACCAAGATTTTAAGGCCTGATCCAGACCGGGCCGATTGTCTACCGGCAGCTTGTTCCATATCTCCTGAGTGATTTGTTTTTTATTTGGCATCGGGGTACACTTGCGCCCCTTGTGTCAAGAGTATAACTGTGAATTTGTCAGTCTTGAATTGTGTATTGAGTTTTTTGGCCAAGTTCTTGGCATGTCCTGGATTTGAGAAACTGACCTTCTTGTATTTGGGGCCAGGGTACTGAGTCAGCATGTTAGAAGTTTTCAAGTTGATGGGATTAGCATCATAAAAAACAGCCCACACTCCTTCTGAGGCCAACACTTGTTCGGTCTTGTAGGTTTGTTTGTTTGTGTGCTCAATCAGCACCTGTGGCTTTGGTCTTGACATAATAAACTCCTAGTTTATTTATCCAATAAACTAGGAGTTTTTAAATCCGCCGCCACTCAATTCAACCGTGCTTGTTTCATTTTTGGCCGTAGTTAACTGTGCATGTAACGCTTCAAGAGTCAGCAGTAACTTGGTGATATCACTGTGTAAATCTTTGGCGTCACGCAGACTCATGGCAAAATCTCGCTGTCCACGAGACTCGTGGGCTTTGATGTTATCAACAAAACGATTGATATGCAGACTCATTTGATATAAGGTGCCAGTTCGGGAGGTGTCCAGCCAGTTGGCTTTAGCACCTTGCCATCTTCACGCTTGCGAACCTTGCCTGTTTCTCGATCAATCTTGGCAAAGTTTGTGGCCATGACTTCTTTCCATGCACCTTCAGTATCCACACCTAGGCTATGCAATGCGCCGACTGTGACAACCAAAATGTCAATCAATGCATCAAGATCATCCACCTTGGTGTTGCTGGCCACAAGCTCATCAAATTCTTCACGGATGAGATTGCAGTACAGCTGATACTGCGACTCGTTGAATTCGCCCACTGTTTGATCGCAGGCCAGCATAAATTTTTCTTGGTCTCGGAAGGGATTGGTCATGTTAGTCTTTTAAAAATAAATTGGTTTGGCCACCAGCATCTTCTCTGGTGTGAAAAGGTCCTTGGTATGTGTAGCGTTCCAAGGTAATGAGTTTGGGGTGTTGTACCACCTTCCACTTGCGATGTTGTTTGACTCGATACCAGCCGGCTGCAAACCAGGATTTTGATCGGTCTTCTCTGGTGAACAATGGCAACTTGTGCTTGACATCCCACAGTGGGCTGAACACATCGCCTTCTACTTCGTGCCCATACACCATGTTTGGTGGCGCAGGGGTGGCTGTTTCAGGCGGTTCAAATTCTATCCCAATGGCTTCTCTTGCCATCTTGATAGTTTTGTAACTGACAACACTGTCAAGAATTTTTATAGTGCAATTACCGTGCTCGTTTACTTCCAGTTGGCCAATCTTGCGATTATCCTTCTTGAGTATCCAATACTGGTTCTCTACCACCGGTTTGGCTAGTATCATTTATTTCTCCTATTTTTTGCATAATCTTATCAAACATTTTGTAATACCCGCCTGCTCCGGCATGCACCCATCCAAAATTTTCATTGGTTTGCCATACAAAAGATCGTTGTGTCACTGTACGGTCAACTTTTAAAAAACTGTTTTTTAACATGGTTGCATTCTGAGGAAACTTATCTATTAGATAATCTGTAACAGTTAATGCACGGTCCCACGAATCAAAATAACTGTCATTTAATAATGTTGTATCAACCACTTTTGTCCAGCAAGGTAAAATATAATTTAAATTATTTGGAATATGTTTTTCACATAATTTACTGCACCCTGTAAAAAGCACAAACGGAACATTGATTTCTTTTTGTATATTTGCCAAAGACTGATAAAATTCTTTACACAACTGTTCGGCCAATTGGTCTATGTCAGAGTACATATCAACAATAGACACCTTGTCTACATCTATGATGTTTGATTTTGGAATGCACAAATTTCTCAGTGGATCAGTCTGACAAATTAAAATTGCACCACAATCTTTGAGAATTTCCCTGCGTTTGTTAATAGACTGCAAGATATCATTGTTGGAATATCCACCAACAGAAAAATTTTGAACTTTTATATTGTGTTCTGAAAAGAGAGATTGAAAGGTCACGTTGTACAACAACTTTTCACTGCCGGGTAAATTGACGCCAGGAGCAAACAAATTCAACGGCACTGCATCATTGGGATTCTGGATTTTTTCATAAGCACATACTGTCCAGCTATCTCCAAAAATAGCTGCTGATCTAATCACTCAATGCCCCTTTGTATGTTTCATTCATCCAACGCCCGAACTGTTCGGCTGCGTCACTGCATTTTACCAATTCGTATTTGCCACAGAACTGCATGAATCTCACACCCACTTGTCCCACGTCCTTGTGACTGATCTGTTCCAGTATGCTTGCGTCTACAGCGGCCTTGACCTCTGGGGGCTGTGCGGTGAGGTCGATCAAGGTACAGTTGCGTTCGTAGTCATCCAACACACGATGCTCCTGACCATTGTGGTCTGTCCAACGTTGCAACATTAGATTGTTCCACGAATATCCGCGCTTGTCTCTGTCGGCATAGGCCTCACGGAGACCAACTTTATTCTTTGTGCCTTTCTCACGTACTCCAGGATATGCACTGAATACGTTGTCTGACGTGTCGCCACGCATGCACTTCTCAAATAACAGCCAGGCTGGATCCGGGATGGTTTTTGGCTGTTTAGTTTTCTTATCATTGACGCGGTTACCTTTAGCATCGAATATGCCCTCCAGAGTTAGAAGTTCATCTGATATGCCATTGTATTGTGAGACATTGGTGGCCAGTAACTGGACAAAATCGGTGTCTGAGCTTACAATAACATGTTGATCTTGGGGGTGTAATGCAATCCAACGTGCAATGATGTCATCAGCTTCGGCTGTGGCATGACGGATAACACTACAGTTGGTTTTCTGTGACAAGTATTTAGTCAGCTCATCATAGGTTTCCCAAAACAGCTTGTCCTCTTCGGCTTCCTCTTAGGTCATCTTGCCCCGAGCCACAGCACGATTCTTTTTGTAGGGTTCGTAGTAGTCCTTGCGCCAGCTGCGACCTTCCAGTGCGAAAACCACATGATCTGCTTCAAAACGTCGGGCCATTTTGTTCACAGCCATCAGTGTGATGTGCAAGGCAAAGCCCAGTTTGGTCCAAGAGTCCGCGGCTCTAAAAGCACCGTGTCTGGCACGGAAAAACATGTTGGCAGTGTCAATTAGTACGTATTTCATCGGGCGCAATCAAGTTGTTATCATAGATGTATTGTAACACATGTTCGGCCCAAAGTCTATGGCTTTTGGCATCAAAATGGTAACTTTTGGTATTGGCGTAGGTGCCACCGTTGTTTATTAGCCAATTATGGTAGGATTCTTCCTGGATATACGGATGCATATAGTTCACACCCCAATCCTTTTGATCGGACAAATGGATATCACTAAAAGTGCTTTGGCCGCTAAAGAACAAGTGTTGCACACCTAATTCTTTAAGGTACAAATGCATGATCCAAATTTTGTCATGTGCTTGGGGGGTTTTGACTGACCAATCGATGTTTATCACATAGTCTTGATAGCGTTTTGCAAGTGCAGGAGGAACACTATCTATTCCTGAAGCATTGACTTGATACCAGGTGCCTTTGTAGAACCATTCTTCTCGTTCCCAAGTGGTCCACTGCAAGATCATGAAAGTGTGTGCCAACTGATCTGGATTATTTTTGATCCAGTCCAGAGTGGTTCGTATGGTACGATCGTTGCTGCCTCCTGAGCTGGCTTCGCAAATCAATTTGGCGTCTAGTGCGTCTGCCAGGTGTCGTCCATAACTCACTGCTAGATTAGCAGGGTGAGGTTCGGTGCCGCTGGGCCAAAGGTCGCCGTCGTCGCAGGCCCAAGCATAAGAAACCGCAGCTTCTGCAGCAGCCGAATGGCTGCATCCGTTCACATACAATATCATCGTTGTAATAGTACTTTTTCTGTTTCCGCAGCTACCACACGCTTGCGTAGGCTTGAGCTGGAGAATGAATGATCCCTGCCGTTGAACACAATCTCAATTGCACGATCATAACATTCGTCACGCCCAGAGAAGTCTTTGTCTGAATACTCAATACCCAGTATTCTAACATCTAGTGGTAGGATCAGCAGCAGGTCAACAAGATCTTGTTCGGTTTGGTACACAACAACTTCATCAACATAACGGCACGCGGCCAGCTGTATCTGTCGCTCCACAATACTTTGTATAGGACGATTTTTAGTGTCGGGACGATCGATGGTGGGATCTGTTTGCAGTCCGCAGATCAAGTAGTCACAGTGATTCTTGGCTTCACTCAGCATGGCAATATGACCTGCGTGTAGCATGTCAAATGTTGAGAAAGTGATGCCAATTTTCTTGCCATCTTGTTTGAGTTGTTTGATATGATTGAAAATCATTCTTGGTATGCTGGGTTGGGAAATTCTAGTTCAAACACATGCAGTCTTGGGTGGCTTGATTGGTTCCATCAGCTGACCTCGCTGCGGCCGCCACCTATGTCTCTGGTGTTTACATACTGTCCGATGCCTTTGATTATGGCCTGCTCTTGTTCCCATGTTTCCATCACAACATGTCTGCAGATATTTTGGAACCAGCGATCCACAATGTCTGCATCGGTATCGTTGGGCTTCATCATGTAACCAGCTTTGACCAATCGTGCCACAAAGATCTCGTTCCAATCCAGCTCAAACGCACCTTGATGCAAGTTGTTGGGATCCACATCCATGCTGAGCACAGCAATGTAAGGTTCGCCCTTTTCTGTGGCCAGCTCTTTTGCAGTTTTTTCAGGAGCCTTGGGTTTGGGCTCAGCACGCGGTTGTGGTTTCGGCGGCGCCTTCTTCTTAAAAATATCAAATAGTGCCATCAAGTGCCCCACTCATTTTTAAACAGTGGCACTTGAAGTCGATCACTGTAGCGCAATCCGTGTTTCATGGCCAGCAGTGCCACATTACGATTGTTCATTGCATAAACACTTTCTACACCTCCCACAGGCATTAGATAAATGTTACCAGCAAAGCCTGCTGAACGATATGCGGCGATGGCACACTCAGCATCTGCAAAATCTTGTTCTGTGGCAATAACAAATTTTAGATACGTTGTGCCAACGTCTTCGTATTCACACACAACTTCGGGCAAAATAGCTTCTTCCCACTTCTCTCCTGAGCATGGTAGTTTAGCACTCACACTGAATGTAATCTCGTTGTTGAAACCAAAACCCATCCAGTCTTGCAAGTATTCTTTAAACTCTGGAGTTAGCTTTTGAGTACCATTGGTTTCAAATGTGATCTCTTTAAGATCTTGCATTTTTTCATGCTCCAACAGGTCTGGATAAGCACGTTGCCAACCCAGCAATGGCTCACCACCTGTGATAACAAGATGTTCGTCTCGCCATTCACCATACGGGAGAATTTCCATAATGCGTTCCACAACAGCATCTGTGGTCAGCATTGGACTGAGATCTTTAAAACGTGGATCCCAAGACGCATAACTGTCACAACCTGTGCT